GAGATCCAGCGAATAGGCCCGCATCACCCACCTCCGCCTGACCCACACCTCGCACCGTAGCTATTCTAGCCCACCACACTCCTCTGCGAAACGCTGTAAGGTGCTGATATCATCCTCGGCCACCCTCGCCTGCATATTGGAGACTTCGGTGGCGTGTGCTTGCAAAAGACCGCTCTCTTTCGAGAGGCTTTCTTGCAACTTGGACGCCTTCTTGTCGTAGGTCTCCTGCGCCTTCTTGACCTCATCATCATATTTATCTTTGAGCTTGGTAAGGTGAACCGCATAGGCAGCGTTCTCCTTCTCCATGCTGTCTTGCAGGACCTCCAGGCGTTTTTTATTGCCCTGGCTATACAGGATGCCGTCAACATAGACGCCCCTCGCGCGTTCCTCTGATATTCGGTCGGTGATGTCGGCAACTTTGCTGGCGTGGGCATCTTCCAGCGAGGCGACTTGCTCGTTGTAGTTATTCTTGCGCTGCTGGACAGAATCGTTATAGGCGGCTTGTTCATCGGCTAATTGATCCTTGATCGTCGTCACCTTGTCCTGGTGCGATTCGAGCATCTTCTGGAGCGAGTCTTGGAAAGTCTGATTGCGCTCGGCCATACGGTCTTTGAAGTTCTGATTCTCCTTACCTAATTCGTCGGCTATTTGTTGTGCCGCCTTTTTCTCCGGCTGACTGCGCGCATCCGCCGCTTGTAAGCCCGCGAGTGTCTGTGTATGAATACTATCGAGACCGCTTTGCTTGACGCTCTCAAAGGATGTGCTGGCCGCGTCAGAAATGCTTTTTAGTCCGGTGTTCCAGGCGTCAACCATTGGCTGGACAGATCCGGACGCGATGGACTCAAATAATGACCCTATCAGACTGCCGACGAACATCACTTCCGCGCCGACCGTGCCGATCACCTCAGCCACATCAAAGAATAACTGTTGCAGTGCCGGGCCATGCTGTTGGATGAAGATACCAACACTGGCCATGAATGATTCCCACGTGCCGCGCATGTAGGTCACGGCGGGCATCAACGCCTCGCCCACCGCCGCTTTCACATCCATCGTCTTATTCGCCAGGACTTCTTGCTGACCGGCGTAGGTCTGTGCGAAGGTTGCCGCGTCCCCTGTCGCTGTCGCGCCTTGCTTCATCACGGCGTTGAGTTCCGCCTGACGCTTCTCGTGCTCCGTGAGCATACTGACACTCTTGCCTTGCGCTGCGGCATACTCGGACCAGACCTCTTGGAAGGTATGTAAAAAGCCCGCGTTCTCCATCATCACCGAACGCTGGTGTCGCCAACCGAGCGTGGCAGAGTCGATGGCCGCGCCCAGATCTTCCTGACCCTTCTTGCCGAATGAGCCGAAGTCTTTCATCGCCTCGATTGCCTTGGTCGCCTCATCGACACTAAAGCCGCGTTGCATGACGTTTCGCAGATCGTTGGCCGCTTGTTTGGCGTTAAGTAGACCATCGCTCGTGAGGGTCTTGATCGCGGCCGTGACCTGGTCGGTACTCTGTCCTAACTCCCGCCCGACCGCCTCGACGCCGATAAGCGAGGACTGGTAGTCGGTTGCTGCCTTGACCGCCTCGTTCATGTACTGCTTGATGTCGCCCGTGACCTTGACCAGTTCTTCGACGGCGAGGGTAGCCCCAGCGAAGGCCAGCCCCATCGCCCCCACACTAGTTCCCCCTTCTGCGGCGGCAGCGGAGGCTTCTTTCTGGGCGGACTGGTAGTCTTTTTGCGCGGTGGCGAGCTGTTTGGCGGCGGTGGCGGACTGGGCCTGTGTGGAAGTCAACTCCCTGGCGACCTGAGTGAGACGGGTATCTGCCTCGATGTAGGCGTTGGCGCTGGTGGTGGCGTCCTTGATGGTCGCGGTCAGGGCGTCTTGCTCGGCCTTCAGCGCCGCCAGCGCCGCTTCCAGGTTCTTAACCTGGGCGGTCGCTTCATCACGGGCGGAGAGGGTAATCTGGACGTTGGAGGATAAATCAGCCATGCGTGGTAGTGTGTTCTTGGCGCTGTCGTTCGCGCAGGTCGTTCCGGCGCTCTTCGACGGCGAGCCAGTAGAGGACGGCCTCTAGCGGTTCGTCCTCGTACTGGCTCTGCGTAAGATGAAAGCGTTCGCGGTAGGTTAGTTCGAGATAGCGGGCTGGGGCAAGGCCTCCGGCGTAGAAGTAGCCGTCGAGGTCGGCGAGGCTTTTGGGTCAACCACCCCCGACAACTGACGCGATATTTCTGTCACGGCCTCCAGGTCGAATTGGTCCAGGTCATCGGCAGCAACATCCCCTATTTGACCATCGCTATCCGGTGCTGAACCAGATATAAAAGTGTCTTTCAGGAGCGCCAGGACACCGGCCCCGGTCTCGTCGGCGGTTAAGGATGTCAGGTCGGCCAGGCGCAGGGCGCGGAAGGTCAGCGAGCCGTCTTGCCAGCCATCACCCATGAACGCTAACGAGATGGTCTTGTTACGAGTTTTGAGATGCATAGAAGAAAACCTTTCGGGATTAGTAACTGGCGATAGTGTTGGTCAGGACAGCTTTCGCCATCGAGCCGTTGGTGAAGGAGTACAGGCCCTTCATCGTGATCGTCTGGCTCATCATCTGGTTCTGGGCGCGTTGCTTCGTCCAGTTGTCGAAGAACATCGAGTCAAAGGTGAAGGTCAAACCGGGGTTGGCGCTGCTGCCGATGGTGGTGTCTGTCCGGTTCAGGCTGATGGTGGCGGCCTGGTGGCTGTTGCTGAAGTTGTAGTTCTTGTAAGTCGTGTCGCTGTACAGTAGTGCCATGTCTATCTGCACGTTGAAGACGGTGTTGTAGATAGAATCAACGTCTACCGATCCAAGCACGTACTCCACGTCGGTCCCCTTGGTGATGGTCAGCTTGAGGCTCTTAACAGGAGCAGCAGACGCCCCGGATAGACCGGCGACGTTGGTGGCCAGCTTGAAGGTCACGTCCTGCGGGCGGAACTTGTTCTCGGTGACGTAGGCCGGGGTAGATGAGGTCGCCGTGCTCTTGCGGGCCTTGAAATCGACGGTGTAATCGATCAATTTGCCCATGTCGTAGGCGATGACGAACTTGTCTACCATGGCATAAGCGAACTGGATGTCCTGGTTGGCGTCCTTGGCGTGCAGGGTCAGCGACGGGTGGGTGTTGGTGTTGTTGACCGTGAATGTCGTGTCGTAGACGGTGGTGTTCGGGGCCACGCGGGCGACGGAGGCCGACGTGCCGAAGAGCGCCTTGAGGATGACGCCGACGTGCTGGTCGCGCAGCACGCCGGTTAACGCGCCGTCGCTCCATTGTGTGACGACGTCGGAATCGACCGCGTCTTCCAGACGACCGAAGGATGAGCCGTCGGTGATCATGGTGTTCTTATCCTCGTAGGTGAAGGTCATGTCCGGCACCCAGTAGGTGGCGGCCACGGCGGTGCCGGAGGTGGCCTCTGGCCCGATTCCTACAGCGGTTAAACGTCCTGATTGTCGTGGCATTAGCGGTTAGTCTCCTTAGATAAGGACTCGTTGGCCTCTAGCGCTGGTGCGCTGTCTTGGGCCGGGGTTGTCTCGGCAGGTGCCGTCTCGCTAGGTGTTGTATCTGTAGGCGTCGTGTTAGCGGGGGCAGGATTGGCGCTAGGTGCATCTGTTGAAGTCACAGCATCGGTTGGCTTGCTATCTGGCTGTGGCGCGCGGTCGTGAATAAGCTTCTGCGCTTCGTCTAAGCTGGTAGCCTCGACGGACACGGCCTCGCCGGTGTCGTAGGGATCGGGGAAAAAGTAGGGGGTGGTGTCGTTGCTCATAGTGTTTAGAAAAGGTCCTGATCTTTCTTGACGGTTAAGCGGAAGCGGTAGTAGCGCAGGCCGTCGTTGATCTCGAAGCCCCACGCGCCGGTCATGCTGTCGATGCTGTAGACGCTGCTTTCGAGGATGGTTGGGCTGATGCGCTCCAGGCGTAACCGGGCGCGGCAGAGATCGACGAGCTGGCGCATACGCCCTTCGGTCGTGGCGGAATCCTCGAAGGTGTCGAACAGGTAAACCTCGTAGATCACGCTGTCATCGTCGGTGCGGGAATCGAGCTCAGTTTCATTATCCTCTATCGGCACGACGGCGAAGACCGGCCAGGTGGTCAGCCGCGCCGGTTCCTTGAGCGGATAGTTGGCCTTGATCGCCCAGCCGCCGGGGTAGATGGCGGTGATGTCGATCCCCGAGAACAGGTCGAAGAGGGCAGTCCCGATGGTGGTGTAGGTGGCGGACATTACAGCGTTGCGGCGATTTCCTTGACGAGCGCCATGAATTCCTTGACGGACAATTCCTTAATATGCCCCTTTTCCATCAGCTTCTCGACGACCTTGAAGGCAGTGTCCGTCTTACTCTCACGGACAACCGTCGTGGTCAGCGTTGCGGGGTAATAGGTCGGGCGATACGTCCCATAAGGCCAATAGGCAGGTTCGCCGATGTAGTTATAAAGCGTGTTGATACTGCCAACTTTCGCGGTCGTATTGTCGGTGGTTAGCGTCATGCCTTGTGCGTTATAGGTGATTTTTGGTTCGGTATGCATAGATACTCCTTCTGTGGATGATTGGGGGATAGGGCGGGGATAAAGAACGCTAGCCTGTGGATAAGTCCCTGGCGATGTCGTCGGCAGCGTTGGCGAAGAAGGCGTCGATAGAGCGCTGGTTCTGCTCCAGGGAGCCTTTCATGTAGTAGCGCCCGCGCACACCTTTCACCGATTTAGCGAAGACCATCTTGCCGCCCTTGCCGACAAAAGCCAGCACTTTCTTGGTCTTAGGGGTGATCGGGCGACCCAACGGCCCGTAGATGCCAGTGCCAATTTCCTGATACACGCTATAGGTTGTATTCGTCCCAACAGATCCCGTGAAGGTGCTGCCGGACTGCTGCATCGGCGAGACCAGGATGCTCTGGCTCAGGTGACCGGAGTCGATGGGCGACAGCTGCTTGGCGGTGGTTTGCAGGCTTAACAGCGACTTATTGCCCGCCTCCATCAGGCGTTTACCGGCAATTTCGGGGGCCTGCCGGAACAGATTTTGCAGCTCGGGCAGGTTCTTAATCTCGACCGTATAGGCAAGCATACTAGGTGCCCCACATAGCTTTGGCGGTCACTGAGACGTGCGCCAGGCGCGGCGTGGTATGGCGAGCGACACCCATCACCAAATAGGTCTTGGTCGGGTCGCTCTCATCCACCAGCATGTCTTGTTCTTTCAGGGCGGGCGAGCCGTCGAAGATGATGGAGAACGCTTTGCTGGCCGGGATATCGATGAAGGCCGTGATATTCGCTCCGGCCGGGTAGACATACGCCGCCAGGTTGGTCAGGGTGTTACTGAGCCCCCCGCGCGTGACGCTGAAATAGTGGGTGACGATCCGCATCTAAAAGACGACGGGCAGCCGGTAGCTGTCCAGCACCTCCATCGTGTTGCCGGGGATGTCCACGCCTTTCAGGTCGTAGGTTTCCGAGTAGTCCCCTGCCCGCACCGAGGAGACCGTCTGGCCGCCATCGGTGGCGTTATTGAACCGCTGCACCAGTAGATCGGCCAGGGTTTGCTTGAGGTCAACCGGGAAGGTGGTGTCGGTATAGCCCCCGGTATAGGCGATGCGCGTGGACTCAAATCCATACGGCAGGTAATAGTTAGTCGCCAAAACACCGGCCGGGTTCACGCGGAAGGTGCCGAGAAAGGCGTCATATAGGTTGGTTGAGAAATTATAGATGCCGATCGTCACCGGCTGGCTGGTGTCCACGGGCAGGGCGGACAGGTAGCCCGTAGCGAGGGCGCGGGGCGGGCTGAGGCTTTCGGTATACACGCCATAGGCCCAGCCTAACCAGTTGCAGTACCGGGCCGACCAGGTCAGGATCGCGGCGGCCATGCTATCTGCCAAAGCGCGACCATCGGGGTCTTCCAGGGTCTTATTCGCTTGTTGCTCGTAATCAACGAAGGAGAGGAGCGCCATTACTGGTTATTGTACCGTGGGGTCTTAGTACTACAGCGACACTTATCCTGTTCTTCGGTGCCAAGACGAGTACGTTCGCGGCCTACCAAACTACCATTGGCGGGCAGGAGCCCAGTACGAACGTCAAAGTGTCGCTGTAGTATTAGGCGTCGTAGCTGATCGCGTAGCCGTAGATCGCCAGGCTAGTGCCCGCGCCGTTGCCGTCGTCTACTCGTTCCAGCAAGACGGCCTTGCGCTGGGTGGTTGTATCCGGCAGGCCGGTCGTGAAGGTGGCCGCTAAGGTGCCATCGACGGAGAACTTGACGCTGACGCCATCGATGACCGCGACCGTGATGGTCACATCGTTGCCGACTAGATTGACGCCCGTGAGCACGGTGCTTTGACCGGTACTGCCATTGCCGACCTGCGCGTAGACTGCGCCACCCGTGCAAACGAAACCGATCTGCCGGGCGCTATAGTCGTCGGCGCTGATCGAACCAGCCGCCCCGGTGTAGATGAAGCGGATATAGACGGTGCCGTTCCCGGCGTTGTTGGGGATGCTGCCGGAGAAGGTGCCGGTCATGTTGCGGAAGGCGTTGCCCGCCCAGCCGCTGCCGCGCCGGTAGATGCCGCCGCTGGAACTCGTGCCGCTGCCGGTGACGGTATGGGTGTAGGCCCCTTGCGCGAAGCCGTAGAGATTGGTGCCCGCGCCCGCCGTACTGATCTGGTTGCCCGATCCGCCCGCCGTGGGGAAGGCCAGGGTCGCGCGGGGGGTGCCCCCGCCGCCACCTGCCGGGGCCGACGAGACCCAGGCCGTGCCGTTGGACGTTAAGATGTTCCCCGTGCTGCCCGGCGCGGTCAGGCCGGTGCCGCCATTGGCGACGGCGACGGTACCGGTCACGTTCCCCGCCGTGGTGGCGGTGGTGGCCGAGGGGACGGTGCCGGTGACGGCGAGGGTGATGGCATTGGCGGCGTTCGTCACGGCGATATTGCTGCCCGCTGTGAGGGTGGCCGGGGCCGGGTTGCCCGCCGTCGCGCCGACCAATAGTTGCCCGTCGGTTAAGGCAGCCGTGGAGGTGGCTGTCGTGGCTCCGGTGGCATAGACCGCGCCCTTATTGGTGGCGGCGGTGATGCTGGCGGCGGGTGTGCGGAAGGCGGCGGAGCCGGGCGTGAGCAAGGTGAGCGTATCCCCGACCGACCCACCCGAGGCGTTGTTGAGCTGGATGAGCGCGCCGGTATTGGTGACGAGGTGGGTGGCCGGGTTGAAAGCCGCGCCGCCGGTGTAGACCTTGAGCAGGTTAGCGTAGCCGCCGATCGGGGCCAGGGAGGTGTAATCCAGGATTTGCTCGTTGGCGTTGCCCGCGCCCCCGATGATCGTCCAGTAGTTGAGGCCGTAGAAGTAGGGCTTGCTTTTGAGGGTGTCCAGGACGGTCTGCATGGCCGTCAGGCGGGCGGCATCGGTGGTCTCGTTGATCGTCCCCCACTCGGTCAGCATCAGCGGGAACGGGCCGTACAGGGCCTCATACGACGCCAGGTCGGTCGCCATGCCGGATGGTGAGCTGGGATAGTCGTCCATCCCCAAAACGCCCATCGCATCCAGGGTGCGCTCGTCGAGGAAGCCCTTCGGGTTGGAGACGTTGCCGTAGACCAAGAAGCCAGAGGTGCCGAAGAAGCCGACCG